AGGCACTACTGCGCCCCCTACGCAAGAACAATGGCTTGGCTGTCTAATGTTGCCAAGTCAGGTTAGAAACGGCTTAAAAGCCAACCTAGAGACTATTAAAGGGATGCGTGTTTACGAACTAATCCCAACGGTGCCAGTGGCACCAGCAGCCATTGTTGGCCAATTAGATTTCACATTTGATTTGAACAATGCCCGTGGACTTGACCAGGCAAACCTAGATGTTGTTGTTTTGGTGCAGCGCTTCACAGAGCGTTCAGCTCAAAACGAACTTGATAAGTACCTCGCAGGCAGCGGGGATTTCTCAATCAAGGCAGCAATTGAATCTGATCTAACTCTTGATGGGGCTTGCAGCACTTTGCGGGTTACATCTGCCGAAGCGGGTAATTACTCATCAGGCGATATTGAGTTTCTTTCGTACCGCTACCGAATCACCGTTTACGGATAGGAGAAAAAATGAGCTACACAGTCACATCGGATGTATTCACACCGAAGAAGAAAGGTGAGTCAATCACTGAGAAAGAATTGCTTGAACTTGGCCTCAACATTGATGCCCTAGTTGCAGGCGAATATCTAAAAAACACCGCAGCAATCAAACCAGTAGAGGAAGTAAAATAATGCCACGCATAGTATTAACAGATGTTTCAGTCACGGTAAATGCTATTGATCTCTCTCAATTTATTACTAGCGTTACACTTTCAACAAGTGTAGATGTTATTGAAACCACAGGAATGTCAAGCGCAGCAGCAAAAACTCGCCTGCCAGGATTAAAAGACAATTCCGTGACGCTAGAATTTAACCAAGATTTTGCAGCAGCAGGGCCTGAAATAACAATCAACGCAATTGGCTCATCACTTGTTGGAACAGTAGTTCCTATTGTAATCAAGCCAACATCAGGTGCAGTCAGTTCAACAAACCCTTCATACACTTTTTCAGCGGTTTGTTCAGAGTGGCAGAATCTTCAAGCTGGCGTGGGTGAGCTATCAACGATTTCTGCGACTTGGCCAATCACAGGCGCAATTACAAAAGCCGCTTCATAAATGCCACGCCTTGTTCTCAATAACGCCTATGTGCTATTTGCAAGCAACGATATTTCGGAGTTTGTGACACAGATAGAATTGAAAACAAGCGTGGATACAATTGACACAACCCAAATCGGCGCACAATCAAGAACGCGCCAGGCTGGTGTGTTTGATAATTCTGTGACTTTTCAGTTCAATCAAGATTATGCCGACAATGCCCTTGAAGAACTTGTCAATGGTACTTCAATGGCAAACACAACAGTTGGAACTGCAGTTGCAATGCAGATCAGGCCAGTAAATGCAGCAGTAAGTGCAAGCAATCCAAAATATACATTCAACGCAGTTATCACTGAATGGCAATCTGTATCTGGTGAATTGGGAAGCCTATCCACTGTTCAGGTTTCTTGGCCAATTTCAGGTAACATAACAAAATCAATCGTATAAACAAGGGGGAAAAGATGGATGGATTATCAATTAAGTTAAAGACAACTGATGGTGTTGAGGCCTCTTACAAACTAACGCCTCGCATCATCGTTGCATTTGAACAAAACTTTGGTGGGGGTATGCCTAAGTTGCTGGGCGAAGGGCAAAAAGTAGAATATATCTATTGGCTTGCCTGGAAAGCGTTGCAAACAAACGGCCATGTTGTAAAAGTTTTTGGGCCTGAATTCTTAGATACTCTTGTCAGCGCCGAATTGGATGCTGATGAATCTTTCGAATCCACCGCAACAGCCTAACTTATACGATTGCAGCCGTTGCGGTTGAAACAGGTATTCCAATCAGTGATTTGCTTGATGCGCCTGAAGGTATGCTTGAAGCAATCACTATCTACATGAAGGAACGAGCTAAAGCCAATGGCTGAAGAAGTAATTGTTCTGTATGGCATTAAAGAAACTCTTGATGCACTTAAAGAGTTTGATAAAGATGCAGTTAAGCGCTTCAACAAGGTTATCAATACCGAATTGGCAGGGGCAGAGCGAGATGCCAAAAACATCATCCAAGATCGCCCACCCATGAGTGGCTGGCGCAAGGCCGATGCAACTAATCCTCGCAAAACTACTCGCGGTGGTGCTGGTTGGCCTGGGTGGGATGCTGGCGAGATCAAGTCAAAGATTACAAAGACAAAATCGCAGGGCAGAGTTCGTGGCAATTACACAACAAGTGCAGGCGCTTTGCTGAACAAATCTGCAGCAGGTGCAATCTTTGAAACTGCAGGTAAGAAAACTAAGGCAGGATTTGGTGGCGGTTCAGGTTCGCAATTTCTGCGAACTTTGGGCAACAGATTTGGTAAAGCCTCGCGTGTAGTATGGCGCGTTGTTGATAAAGATAGAACAAGAATTGAAGAAAATGTAGCCCGTGCGCTTGAAGAAGCAAAAGCCGATCTACAAAAACATTTACAGGGAGAGCGGGTCAAATAAATGGCAGTTGGCGCAGTTGTAGCCCGCATCCTCACCCAGTATTCTGATAAAGGCTCAAAGGCTGCTCAAAAAGATATTAACAAACTTGGTAAAAACATTGACAAGTTTGCCAAGAAATCTGCAAAAGCCTTTGGAGTAGCAGCGTTAGCAGCAGCAACATTTGCAGTAAAGATTGGCAAAGATGCAGTTGAAGCTGCAATGGCAGATCAAAAATCACAGGCACTTCTTGCTAACTCTTTACGCAATACTGTTGGTGCAACCGATGGTGCAATTGCGGGTGTAGAAAAACACATAACTGCGCTTCAAAAGCAATTTTCTGTTGTGGACGATGAGTTGAGGCCCGCCTTTGGCAGACTGACTGCCGCGTTTGGTTCAACTACTGCAGCACAAGAAGCAATGCAAATTGCATTAGATGTAAGCGCCTTTGCTGGCGTTGATTTAGCAACTGCAACAGATGCAATAATTAAAGCAAGTCAGGGTCAATACAAAGCCCTTAACAGACTTGTGCCAGGTATCGGTGCTGCAACAGTTGCAACAAAAGACTTTGGCAAGATTACCGATAAGGTTTCAAAGATTGTAGGCGGTGCCGCCGCTACTCGCGCAGGTACCCTTGAAGGCAAGATGAACGGCCTCAAGATCGCCTTTGGTGAAGCGATGGAAACTTTGGGTTATGCACTTTTGCCAGTGCTTGAAAAGTTTGCCACGATGCTTACCACACAGATATTGCCAAAGGTTGAAGCCTTTGTTGCACTTAACAAGGACAAGTTAGCAGCAGGATTTGCCATTGCTGCTGAGATGGCTTTGAATTTACTTAACACTGCAATTGCATTTTCTGACTGGTGCGCAAATAATATGTTGCTTGTTAAGAGTGTGGCAGGCATTATTGCTGGAATGTTTGTAGTAGGTCGAATTGCTGCATTTGTAACTGCAATTCATACAATCATTGGTGCGCTAGTTCTTTTGCGATCAACTGCAATTGCTGCTGCAATTGCAAATGCAATGGCAACAGGTGGTGCAAATCTTGCACTTGGAGCTGCCGCAATTGCAGCATACTCAGTATATTTACTCACTTCAGGTGGCGGTGATACAAGTGTAAAGACTAAAAAGAAAATTAGTCCACGCGGTAATTCAAACAATCGTGATTTTATTACTAATCCTTTGGGGCCTGCTACTAAAGGACTTGAAGATTTTACCAACGGCCTGAATAACGCAACCAAAGCGGCAAAGAAATCTGTAGATCAGTTGATCAATGAAGCGGCAGCAAAGAAAAACTTAGAGCGCCAAAAAATGCTTTCAGGTTCAACATCACTTGCAGTTGGACAAGGTGGCAAGTTGTATATGCCAGGCGGCGGCAGAAATGTCATTGTCAATGTTGCAGGCTCAGTTACCACTGAAGGTGATCTCATCACCGCAATAGCAAATGGATTACAACGCAAAGGTCGGCGTAGCTTGGGCAATACGAATCTTTTGGTTGAGTAATGACCGCATTTGATGGAGTCACATCGCCTGCAGTAACAGTGCAATTCTTAATGAGTGGCTCATTTGTCACAGTTGCAACCACCGATGTAATCAGCATAAATATCCGCCGTGGCCGTACACGCCAAAGCGAGCGCGACCAATGCGGCACTGCCGACATTATTCTCAACAACTTTAGCGGCACCTATAACCCTGATGCCACTAGCGGCACCTATGTTGTAGGCGGTGTAAGCATCCTGCGTGATGGCTTGCAGATGCGCATTGTGGCTACAATCGGTGGAGTTGCATACAACCTTTACTACGGCTTTTTAGAAATTACACGGGTTGATCAAGGCGAAGCCCCAGCGGTAACAATGACATTTGTTGATGGCATTGCCTACATCGCCGATGCCCAGGCACCAGCACTAGCCGCTGCCGCGAACGCTGAAACCGCAGCCACTCGCGTTGGCCGTATGTTAGACATTGTGGGCTGGCCAAGTGGTGCATCACGCTCACTCACAGGTTCAGTGGGGATGCTTGCCACGGTACAGAATCGCTCTTGTATGGCAATGATCTACCAGGCAGTTGATGCCATCGCTGGCCGTTTCTATATTTCACGCAACAATGTTGCAACCCTTGTGCCTCTTGCTGATAAATTCTCAAGGCCAACCCAATTGCTTTTCACTGATACAGGTGCAAGCAACACTGTTGGCTATATGGAGTTGTTTACCAATCCTGGCACTTATTATGTTGTGAATCAGGCAGTGGTTGATCGTGGCAATGCAAACAATCAATACACATCAAGGTATAACCCAAGTGTGAGTTCTTATGGTATTGCTAAGGCAGTTTTTGATGCACCTGTTGCTACAAATTCCAATGCTGAAAATCTAGCTCTTTATGAGTCACGCAAATTGGCTGACCCGCTTACCTATGTTGAGCGCATTGACTTTAACGCACTGGCACTTGGCGATTATGGTGCTTTGTATCCTGACTTTCTAGCAACTGAACTTGGCGATCAAGTAAGCGTTGTGCGCTCAGGTGTTCAATACAACCTAGTTGTCGAAGGTATGGCGTTTGTAATTGTGCAAAACAATTGGATGATGAGCTACACCACTTCAGCCATTAACCCTTACAGTATTACCATCTAGGGGGAACAATGCCTTTATGCCCGCAGATCACTAACACGCCAATCACGGTAACACTTACTGCAGATTTCACAGTTACCAATGTGTTGCCAGTGTTGGCAGCAAACACTCAACAACTAGCAGCAACTGATGCAAATGTTGCAGCGGCGGTGGCAACGGCAAATGCGGCGGCAGCAACTGCAGGGGCAGCACAAAGCACCGCCAATACCGCCCTTGCCAATGCAGCAACTGCCTACAGTGCGGCAATCGGTTCGCTTCAGCCAAGCGCCAGCACCATTGTTAATGCCAGCAATCAAATGACTGCAATAGCAGCAAACGGCATCACGGTTTATTCAGGTTCATCACCATCAAGCGGTGCGCGTGTTGTTCTTAACTCAACTGGCCTTGCTGGTTTTAACTCAGGTGGCACCGCCACCTTCTCAATCAGCGCCTCAACAGGTGCAGCGGTATTTTCAGGCAGTGTTACAGGTTCAACCATTACAGGTGGAACTCTCAACATTGCAGGTAACGCCATCATTGATGCAAGCGGTTTATTGACTGCAACAGGTGCCACCATTACAGGCACGATCAATGCCACGGCAGGTTACTTTGGAACAGTTAGCAATGGTTTCTCAATTAACTCAACTGGCCTTGTTGGTGTCGGTAGCGGCCTTATTGTTGGTGGAACAATTACCACTAGCTCAGGTGCTTCATCTGTAAGCCTTGTTGGTTCAAATAATTCATTAAGTTTCAAAACAAGTAGCACCGTTGTTGGTCACATTTTGCCGCTTTCAACCTTTGGCGTTCTAACTCATTATGGCGCAACGGCTGATGCAAGCGGTGGCACATTCCCACAAATGTTTGTTGGTTCAACAAATGCTTCAATGTTTGCAAGTTCAACAATTGGCATTAGCGCTTCAACATCAATTGGTGTCAATTTAAGTGCATCATCTGGTGGCATCAACCTTAATAGCCAAACAAACTACTCAGGTGTTGCAACAGGTTCAGGTAGCCCAATGGTGGTCGTAACAACAGGTTCTCGTATTGCTATTACCAC